GGTATTCACAGTATAGGTGAGCTAAACCCTAGGGAGAAACCAAAACGCAATACGTTTGAAAAACATATCAAAGAGGTAGAAGATGACTTCTGGAATAGGCGTTTCAAAGTTTACGGGCAATGGCGCAAGGATTTATTTAAAACATACCTCAAGAAGGGCTACTTTGATATGCACACAGGCTTCCGTTGTGGGGGTATATTCAAGCGTAACAATGTAATCAATTACCCCGTGCAAGGGGCGGCGTTTCATTGCCTCCTTTGGTCGCTTATTAGGGTGAATGAGTGGTTGCGTAAGAATAAAATGAAAACCGTCATTATAGGCCAAATCCATGACTCTATTGTGTTCGATTTCAACATACTAGAGATGGACGATGTTATTGCTATGGCTAGGCAAATAATGACGGAAGATATTAAGAAATTTGCCCCTTGGCTTATTGTGCCACTTGATATTGAGGTTGAGATTGCGCCTAATGGTAGTAGCTGGTTCTACAAAAACGAGATTCAATGCCAAGGTAAGTATTCCTTTTATAGTGGAAACGATAATAAGGTGTGCACTTACGACAACCATATAGCCCTATGTAAAGGAATGAGAAAAGACCACAAATTAACACTAAAAAAAGAAAGGTAAAATATGGGAGGAATGGCACCACCGAAAAGCGCACCACCAAAGATAAAGCACCAATATCAGTATAAACAAAAAATGAGCACAGAACTATATAAACGGCACAGGCCACAATCTTTCAAAGACCTAGTGGGGCAAGAAGATGCTGTAAAGGCATTGGCTAAAATGGGTAAAGGTGGGGGCATACCCCATAGCCTTCTATTCACAGGACCCTCGGGGTGTGGTAAAACGACCATAGCCCGTATCTTACAAAAGAAGCTAAAGTGCCACAAAGGAGACTTTAAAGAGATCAATGCCTCAGAGACACGGGGCATTGATATGGTGCGTTCTATTAAGGACACGATGGGGCTTGCCCCTATGAATACGGGTGGTGTACGGATCTACCTTGTGGATGAGTGCCATGCCATGACAAAGGATGCCCAAAACAGTTTCCTTAAAATCCTAGAGGATACCCCCGAGCATGTTTACTTCATGCTATGCACGACAGACCCACAAAAGCTCCTAGCCACAATTAAGACCCGTTGCACGGAGATCAAAGTAAAAGCACTTAGCCAAGCAAATGCGGATGCCCTTATAATGGACACGGCAAAGAAAGAGGGCGTTACCATTTCTGAGGATGTATCAGAGGCCATCTATGAGGCAAGTATTATTGATGGTGGTAAGTTGGCTAGTAGCCGAAAAGTGATGGTGGTGCTTAATAGTATTATTGGGCTTGACACAGAGGCCGAGCAATTAAAAGCCATTTCACAAAATGACATCAAAGCTGCCGCCTTTGAATTGTGCAAAGTAATGATTTATAACCCTAGGGCTAGTTGGAGTGATGTTAGTAAGGTATTGTCCTCTATAGAGGAAGACCCCGAGAGCATCCGCTACATGGTTCTAGGCGCAGCTAATAGCCTATTGCTCAAAGGTGGTAAGATGAGCAACCGTGCTTATAGTGTCATTGTAGCCTTTAGAGATAATTTCTATGATAGTAAAAAGGCGGGTCTTACCGCAGCCTGCTACGAAGTAATAAACGGACTAGCAGAATAAACCACAAACCGAAATAAATAATATGTTTCCAAATACAAATACACTAAAGATAGTAATGGTAAATTCTATTGCTGACGCCCCTAACTATAATGAAAGCCAACGAAAAAGACTTTGAATTAGACGCCTATAACCTCGAGAATGAGGTTAGTAAGCAAGCCAACCTTACCTTCAAGTATGGTAAAGGCTTTGCTAGGGCTAAGGCAGAGCGTGACAAGGTTAAAATTCAAATTGACATTGTTAGGGCAGAGATCACAGCTAAGGTAAGGGAAGACCATGACGAGTATGGGATACGTAACCTCAATGAGGGTGCTATCAAAACAGTCGTTGAGGGAGAACCTGCTTTAGTTAAATTGAAACAAAAATTAGTAATATGGCAGGAGCGGTGTGATATACTTTACGCCGCCTCAAATGCCATTAACGCAAAGCGTGAGGCAATTACAGGCCAAATACGTCTTTACTCTATGTCCTACTATAGCGACCAACCAACTAAAGACACTGGGGCTAAGAGAGACAAAGCAGTTAGTAGAAGAGGCCGCAGCTAGGCCGTTGACAAACCGATAGGTAGGTGCAAGCAATTAAGCATTGCATTTATAAATGTAACACCAAATAAAGAACAATATGGCTAAGAAAACAAAAAAGAAATCACTCCTTGCGGACCGCGCAAAGGAAAAAGCAGCAAAGATGGGAGCAGGGGGCTTTGACGATACAGTCTTGGCTCTCCCCGATGGCGTTAAGCAATTCAAGCTTAAAGATGCCAAAACCATCTTGATTGACATCTTACCCTTTAAAGCGGGTAAGGGTAACAAGAACTCTGAGAATGGTGACTATTGGTATGAAACCACATACTGGGCTCACCGTGGTATTGGGGCAGAGAGCGACAGCTACGTGTGCCCTAAGAAGCAAAGTGGCGGCAAATGCCCTATCTGTGAGTATCGCGCTAAACTTACCGCCGATGGTGGTGACGAGCAACTGATCAAAGACCTTGCGCCAAAGCAACGCCAATTGTTCAACGTGCGCAATCTCAAGGACAAGGAAGCTGGCATCCAAGTATGGGACATTAGCTTTCACCTGTTTGGCAAGCTTCTTGCCAAACGCCTTGATGATAGCGATGAGGATGATGGCTACGAACGCTTCGCAGAACTTGATGGTGGTTTTAGCCTCAAGTGTGGTGTGGAGGAGAAAAGCTTTGGTAGCTTCAAGTACTACGAGGTTGTTAGCATTGACTTCAAGCCACGCCGTGAGGATTATGAAGAATCTATCTTGGATGAAGTGCATTGCTTGGATGAGCTCCTAAAGGTTGAGAGCTACAAGAGCTTGCAAGCCAAACTCCTTGAAACCGACGGTGGCAATGCCGAGGAAGAGGAGGAAGAGGAAGAGCCTGCGCCTAAAAAGAAGGGTAAGGCCAAAAAACCAGACCCCGAGGAGGAGGACGAGGACGAGGAGGAAGAGCCCGAAGAGGAGGAAGAATCCGAAAAAGACGTTGACGACATGGATCGTGACGAGCTTGAAGAATACATCGAGGACAATGAGCTTGATGTTGACGTGGATGACTTCAAGGACAATAAACTCGGCCTCAAAAAGCTTCGTAAAGCGGTAACAGCCGCTAGTGAAGAAGAGGAAGAGGAAGAGGAAGAGCCTGCGCCTAAAAAGAAGGGTAAGGGTAAGGCCAAAAAACCAGAACCAGAACCAGAACCCGATGAGGATGAGGATGAGGATGAGGATGAGGATGAGGATGAGGATGAGGATGAGGATGAGGATGAGGATGAGGATGAGGACTGGGACTAGCAATTCCACTCAGTAAGTAGATGAAAATCACAACAGGAGGCCTTTAGGAAACTTTAGGCCTCCTTTTTCTACATAAAACATAACTGCCTCTATCAAGTTCGAGGCTAACGACAAGACACCTATGGCAAGTACAAAAGAAGCATTGATTAAAGCGGCTAAAAATAAACCGTTCAAACTTAAAATAACTGACAACACAGTACTAGACTCTGGTTGCACGTTAATGAATTTAACCGCCACAGGAAGGACAGACGCTTTCTACGTTAAAGGTGGCTACCACTTTATCATCGGTGACTCTAGTGCTGGTAAAACTATCCTGACACTTACATGCCTAGCAGAGGCCAACCAAAACCCCAACTTTGATAACTACGACTTTATATTTGATAATAGCGAAGATGGGGCTCACTTTGATATGAAATTCTTCTTTGGTAAGAAAGCCAGCGCCCGTATAGTTGCCCCCCACAATGGGGTGAGTGATAGGGTAGAGGATTTCTACGACAACATGGACGATGCTTTTATCAACATGCTAGGGGGGAGCCGTACCGAGCGGGGGGGTACGACTAAGAAAAAAGTAGAGGGGCATGGTAGACCATTTATTTACGTGCTTGACTCCGAGAATGGTCTTACAAGTGACTACGAACTTGACAAAGCAAAAGAGCAAAAAGAGGCTAGGGCTAAGAGAAAAGAATTCACAGGGAGCTATGGGGATGGTAAGGCGAAGAAACACTCAGAGAACTTACGCGCAGCTTGTAAGAAGTTCGCTGATCATGGGTGCATACTTATCATCCTATCCCAAACAAGAGATAATGTAGGGGGTGGTTTGTTTGATCCTAAGAAAACAAGAAGCGGTGGTAAGGCGCTTAAATTTTACGCTAACATAGAGATTTGGATCTCAGTGGGTAAAATGCTTACTAAGGAGATTAAAAAGAAATCACGCAAGCTAGGGACCATAGCTAGAGTGGTTTTTGCCAAGAACCGCTACTCAGGGAACACTGGTACTGTGGAGATTCCCATATACCGTAAGTTTGGTATAGATGATATTGGCTCTTGTATTGACTACCTCCTGGGGGAGGGGTATTGGAAAAAGTCTGGGCAAATCATTAACGCCGAAGAGCTTGAGTTCAAGGGCAACCGTAAGGACCTAATAACACACATTGAGAAGGAAGACCTTTACACAGACCTTCGTGAAGTGGTGCAAGACTGCTGGGACGAGATTGAAGAACTTATTGGTAAGGACTTCGCCGAC